CCATTGTGGGGTCTGTGGATGGGGTGGCAAGCCCACTCTATTCAGTTTCCAAACTGACGAAAGGAGAAATGCTTCTATGATCATCGCAGTGAGCAGAAAGAGGACCAGTGGCCCAGGATTCCCTACTCAACAAGTAGAGATTGGCCGTCAGAAGGTTTGGTCCAAGATGTCGCATGAATATGTTATTGATGCGCCTATCTTGGCTACTCCCCACAACGGCTTTTACCAGGTCACATGGGACAATATCAATCCCGCGTGGAGGATGTCCAATAAAAGGCGTCGTTCTAGCTGGAAAGCTAGGGCTGACGCTCCTACGGACGTTTCCGACACAGGGGGCGATTTCTGGACGCTCAGTTGTAGCGATGAGGGATGTACGCGCGGTTTCGGACACTACAGTGTAGAGGACGGTTACTCAAAGACCACCTATGATGGTGGCTTCGTACCGTACTCCCAACACCAGTATCCGGGATTTAATGTCGCGGACATGGCTGGCATGGGTACCTCCGGTTTATTTTCCGGTGGGTATGGCTATGCTAGCGAAGCAGAATGCGCCCAGGCTTGGAAAAAAGTCAAGCCTAAGTTGTACGTCGCAGACATGGGACAATTTGTTGGAGAAATCCGCGAAACGTTACCGATGCTTCGTACTACTGCCAGTGTGTTCACACGTCAATTTATTGACATGTTTGGCACGTCTATGCGTCACCAAAAGGTGATGAGCAAGACTATGTCGAACCACTGGTTGAACACCCAATTTGGGTGGAAGCCTTTCCTTAACGACTTGATCAAGTTTACCAAGAAATTTGGTGACTTGGATCGCAAATTGCAGCAATGCATTCGCGATAATGGTCGTTTTGTGAGGAGGCGGGGCGTATTGAGTTCCCAGATGGATGATGCGGGCAAGGAGTCTTATTATAAGCCTCCGTCAGTAGAGGTGGTTGAAAGTAATGGTATCCCAGGTTGGGATACCGTTTTCGTTCAACCGTTTTCACTCTACAATGGCCTCATCAATCCATATGCGGGGCACGTTAAGTCGACCTTGACTTACACAACAAAGTGTGAGACTTGGTTCTCCGCGTGCTTCCGTTACTGGGTGCCGAGCTTTGACAGCAACAAAGCTGTCGACGTAGTAAGCAATTACCTACGTATGTTCGGTCTCCGGATAACGCCAACGCTTATCTGGAACTTGACTCCCTGGAGCTGGCTTGTCGATTGGTGTGGAGTAGTTGGAGATAATATCGATAACTACACGACTGCATCGGACGACAATCTGGTAGCCAAGTATGCATACAGCATGAAGACCATTACAACTGAGATCATCAATGAATCCCGCATTAAATGCGGAGGACAAGTGGTCTCTGGTCTACGCTGGCGTCGGGCAGCTGTCTGCAAGACGCGTTTGCATGCAAGTCAGTTTGGTTTTTCTACTGACCACGAGGAATTTAACCCGTGGCAGTGGTCAATCTTAGCGGCCTTAGGCTTCAATCGTTTGAAGATCGAGAGCGGCCGGCGCTAAGTCCATCATTGATGGGGCTATAAATTGTCACCCTCATGGGAGTGGGTGGCTTTGCCTCATTGATTAACTTATCCCAAACTTTAGGAGGTTAACCATGGCTTTCACAGATCCCCAATCAGTAACCGTTGACTCGGTAGCTCAGTCGTGTGCACTTATCAGTGCTGACGCGACCAAGAGTATCTATGCGACCGCTGATGGCGTCTATAAGTTGACGCTTTCACATCAGTCGTCCGGAAGTCGGACACGTCGTATGGCACGCCTCGACAAAAAAGTCGTGGCGGCCGATCCTCTGACTGCAGTAAATGCTTATCAGAGCCTCGGTGTCTACCTTGTCATCGATGAACCCTCGAACGGGGGTTTCAGCGATGCGGACATTCAGTTGATCATTACAGGTTTTAAGACCTGGCTTGATGCAACTTGTGTCGGTAAGATCCTTAGTAGCCAGCATTAACGCTGGCTCAACCGGGTCTTTTGAAGCAGCAGCCTGGTGTTGTTCGTCAGGCTAGGTTACAGGTTGCAACCCTGCAAAGGGCTGTGATGGTCGTGGCTGGATAGCCTACCTCCAGTAGGAGGAGACATGAAAAGCCACGTAAGTGACCAAATAGAGTTGATGTGCTGCATCATTCGTGATGCCCACATCGGGTGTGCTGCCAATTCATCCGCTTTACGTGACCTTGTGACGATGAGGTCACGGACCGAACAAGAAGGGTTATCATTTTTGACGATAACCCTCCCTAGCTTTGGAAAAGACTTTGAAAAAGCTCTTGACCAAGGCTTTGTTGACTCAACACTCTTCAGAAGTTTCAAGAAGAGTGGGGCAATCCCTGCATTTCTGCAAGGTATGCTCAGTCAGGTGTTCGATCAGGAAACAGGAAGGAGATTTGAAGATGCCGTACGGCAAGTTAATCCTCAGGCTGTTGCTAGCATTCGCCAATGTGCTTATGCTTTCAAGAAGCTTGAGAAAGACTGTACCCGAAAACGAGTCCAGTCCGCCCTCGACAGATTTGAGTCCGTTGAACACGAACTCGAAGAGATCAGACTCCGGGATTGTGACGTTAACGACTTTGTTAGCGTTGCTTCTCACATCTGGGGTTGCCTTTGTAGCTTTGATGCTACCTTGGTTGTTCCCAGACATGGACCTGGAGCAACTGCTGAACATATTGCGGGAAACCGTAAATATGTATGGCAGTACTGGTACGAACGATTAGAACTCTACTTTCCATTCTTCCATCACGCATACAGTATTGGTGCGTATGGTGAGAAGGAGTTCGAAGACGTGACGTTCGTTTCTGAGGAACAGGAGTTGCCCGTGAGGGTGACTCCTGTTCCAAAGACTCTAAAAGGACCCAGAATCATTGCCATTGAACCTACGTGCATGCAATATGCACAACAGGCGATTCGTGAGTATCTATATGATACCATCGAATCCTCCTACTATGCGAAAGGCCATGTGAATTTCACTGACCAATCGTGTAATAGGGACTTGGCCATGAGCGCGTCGAAAGACGGTCTGATGGCGACATTAGACCTCTCAGATGCAAGTGATCGTGTTTATCACGATCTTGCTATGAGGATGTTTGATGGTGTCCCCGATCTTCGGGATGCTATTGAAGCGTGTCGATCGACCCGTGCAATTCTTCCAGACGGGACCCTTGTAGGGCCTCTAAAGAAGTTTGCATCGATGGGGAGTGCTCTTTGTTTCCCAGTGGAGTCAATGTACTTCTACACTATCTGTGTAGTGGCTCTACTGAAGGAACAAAACCTTCTTGTGACTCCCAAGAACATTTTTTCTGTGTCTCGGGATGTCTACGTGTACGGGGATGATATCATTGTCCCGCGTATACACGCAGCTGCGATCGTTGGTTACCTGCAAAAGTACTATTGCAAGGTAAACGTCTCTAAGAGCTTCTGGACCGGGAGGTTCAGAGAGTCTTGTGGGATGGACGCTTATGCGGGCGTAGATGTTACACCAGTCTACGTTCACACAGATCGTCCGACGAGTCGACGGCAAGCACGCAACGTGATATCGTGGATTTGCTCCATGAATGCCTTCTATAAGAAGGGTTTCGCGGAGACCAGCTCGCACATACAAAAAATCTGCGAGCGTCACCTCGGGCCTTTGCCCACAGTGACCGAAGAATCGAGCGTGCTTGGACGTATCCATGACGCACCCCTGACAATTGGAAGGTTTGCACCCATCCAAACAGACACTTTTATGTCTGCGAATGGTGAATGCAAACTGTCAGGTTCTCTCCACCGCTCAGAAGTGAGAGGGTGGTGCGCGTCGCCAGTACGTAGCACTGACGAACTGGATGGGTATGGTGCTTTGCAGAAGTCCCTCCTAACACTGACGAGGCGGAATGGTCATCCCGACCATGAAGCCAGTGAGGAACAGAGGTACAGTCTGAAAGCTCTGGCAAAAGGGTTTGATCAAAATCCTCAAGCTGTGGCAGAAGACCACCTGCAGAGATCCGTACGGCGCGGTGCCGTAACACTAAAACACCGCTGGTGTGCAGCCCGATGAAGGGCTAGACAGGCCGTAAGGCCATGGTGGGGCTCACGACGTGAGACCTGGGGCGCAGGGGACTAGCGACCGAAGCAACCATGATATTAATGGTTGTGACGGAGACTGTCC